GCCGCCGCCCCCCCCCCCTCCCCGAGGAGACCCCTGGTGCGTACAGCGGGCCGGCAGGGGTGGGGTGGGGTGGGGTGGCCGTGGGGTATGGAGGCCCCTGGCGGGGAAATATCTGATTTTGGCTTTTCAGCACATGACTAACTGCTAAGTACGTGACACAAGTCGTCTGAGAACAACTGTGGGCAGGTGTGCCTCCGCACAGCTGTCCACAGGCGTTAGAGCGCTCCGTAAACCAACTAAAAACGCCGGGACCAACCGGGACTACCACCCCAGCCCTAAAAACCGCCTTGAGAGCCTCCTAGAGGCTCTCAGTCAGCCTCTCTTAGCCACTTGTTCACCGTGGTCTTAGAGACTCCTAGAGCCGCCGCTATCTCCCGTTGAGACGCTTTGGGATGCGCCGCCGCATACTCACACACCAAAGCGCGCTTGGTAGGAGCTCCTTTTGTGTTACGCCATGAGCCTTCAGGATCGTTAAAGTCCTGGATCAGTCGCGCAAGTGCAAGATGAGTTTTCAAATCACGCCCATTACGCTTATTGGGAGGGATTGAGATGCCCGTTAGCATCTCTATGCTTCGCCGGGGAAACGTTTGATAGCAGGCGTTATAGGCTTCTAGAGCTTTCATTACGTCAGAAACGGTAAAGGGATTGACTTGCTTATCTCCCAGCCCGTCAAGAAAGGCAACTAGGCCAAGCGCATCTCGCTCAACTTCTTCACGGGGGATAGCGCACTTACGCCCGTATATGGCCAAAGCCATCACACAAAAATATCTGTGTCCTTCTCTCGCTTCTCTTTCCAAACGGCGCTTCCACCAGTCGTAAAGATCGCGCTTTACCGTCCAGGTACCACGTTGTTGCCCCTCTACGATGCGTTTTTGGTACCACTGAGGGTACTTTTTCCTAGCTTCTTCAAGGGAAAGCCTTGTCTTGTAGGCAAACTGCGTTACGCGCGCATCAGGATCGTGTACGTGCGAATTGAGATACTCCATGCTCACCCGATCGCCCACACGATACGCGCGAACGCGTCCCCCGTCTTTTGTCACTGAGCCAACCATCCGAAAGCTCTGCGTTACTGACTCAAATTGCTTGTTTTTGCTTAACTCAGTTACGTAGCTATTCCAGATATCCGAAATTAGGGAGCGCCGCAGGTTAGACAGCTGGCGAATCACGTTACGAAACAGCGGGATAGGTCTAGTCAGCAAGTAGTACAAATGCACTCCTCGCCCTGATGAAACTATGTAGGTGGGCAACGGCAGAGCTGCACTAGCCGCTCTCGTACTACGTATACGGGTCATCTGATAGATCAATTCATGCAGGCCGACGGCCTCATCTCCCTCAACCCTGATCCCATCCAAATCAATAACCAGGGCGTACAGGAAGCGGGCCATTTCCTGGCGCTGTGTCTTACCCGCGTAGGAGACAGGCGACATGATGCAAAAGTCGTCGCTCTTAACCAGCTCATCAATGACTTCTAGGTCATCCGTTACCGTGTAACGCCTAGCCCTATCTGAGCAAATCTGCACAGCTATGCCGCTATAGCGCCCGTGCTCTTGCTTGCCTTTAGCCTCTAGCTCTCCAGCTGGGAAGAGATCCCGATAAAAATCTCTATAGCCAGTCTCGGGGTAACGCTCAGAAAGCCAAGTCTCTACCGGGCCTGCCATTTGAAAAAGCGCTTCTTGTCTGGGCATGGTTTCTCCGCTCGAAACCGCAAGCCTGCGGGGGTGGTGAGGTAAGGGGTTTTTCTCTCTACTGGGCGTTATATTATCACTACAGCAATTGGTACAATTTATGTTAAATCGATCACGCTCTCAAAGTCGAGAAAAATCCGCTCGAAACCGCAAGCCTGCGGGGGTGGTGAGGACTTTAGGCGGGCACCTGAAAGGCTAGGGGCGATAATTTTTATCGTCCCTAGCTAGTTGATACGCACCTTCAACAACAGGCCATTAACCTCGTCAGTCAGCTGGTCAACGGCTTCGACTACGGCGCCGAAATTCTCTGGCAGCTCCTCCGGAGTATGCGCATGCCTGGCTATCTGTCGCAGATTCGTGCTCGCGCCTTCGAGCTTGCGCCGGTAATCGCGTAATAACGCCACGATTTCACGCAGCGCGGCCGCGTCTACCCCCTCCGATCCAAAAACGGTATCGACAACAACACGGCTGATTGAGACACCCTCGTTATGCGCGCGCATCCGCACAAGTTCGGATTGCTCGGCAGTCACATAAATTCTGATCTGCTCTCGTCGCCTGCCAATGATCTTTTCGCTACGTCTGTTCACCAAGGTAGTCACCCCCAACAGCCCAGCGCAGCGCCCCGAAAATTCGGGATCGGACACGACACGTGTCCGCACCAAGCTGGATAAGACCCAACATAATAGGGTCATTATCCTCCAGCTTGCTACCAAAAAAATAACTAGCCCTGACGCGTTACGTGAGCGCCTCAAATGGGTGTGGGTGAAACCCGCAGCAAAGCTGGATAATGAGATTTTGTTCAGGATTAATAGCGAATATAGTTTGGAGTATGGCTACCAGTTTCTTACAATCACAGGTAAATACTCCGGTGCCGCCATGACCATCAAGGATTTTAACTACCACATCCAGTTCGGCATTGCCAGCTGGATTATTTTCATCAAACTCCTCATATACTCGTTTCATATTCTCATTAAACTCCTCCCTATCATAGAGGACATCTTTTGTCATGGCACAGAAACGAGGTTGTGGAATATCACCTTTTTCAAAGAGAAAGGCAGATTCCAGTTTATTAGAAGCCAACTCAGAATAGCGGACTGGATTAAGGACAAGGAATCCGCGATCTTGTAACAGCTTCACAGCCTCCTCACATTCATCCTCACCCTGGACACCCAAGCGAGAGAATACCAATGTGTCAATATTAGATTGGTCCTCAATCTTAAATTCATCATCATCATCTGCAATGATCAGAGTATGGCCATTATCATCTGAATCTGTCTTGGCTGCGATGAAAACATGCAGTTCTGGTCTTTCATCCTCTGGGAGAGCCTGGATGGCATCCTCGAGATTTTTCAGAGTCTTATTTTCCTTTGGATCTTTGTTATTGGTAAAAATGATGATGTGTTTGAAAATGCAGGTTGGAGCCTTGTCCAAATCAGCATAAATAACTGGGAGCCTCTTGGCTCTGTTGGTGCGGTCTGCCTTATCCCTATCATGATTTTTGTCAATCTCTTCCTCTTCCTCACTCTTTTTCTTTTTAGTAACATCCTTCTTTTTTAAGGATTCATATAAGGAACTGGTCAGGAGGTCAGAAACTGAACCAAAATTTCTATAATCAATCTCGTTGAGGTTCATGAGTAATTCATTTGTTTACACAAATAATAACATCAGCTGTTTTGTATGTGTACTATGCCACTATCTGTGCACTTAAATCCCCACTTTCAAGCACAGCTCTTAAAAATTCCTTTATATCCTGTTCATTGTAGTCATTCCATAACGAAGTTGAGACACTTCGTGTGTATCATATATGGATACATCTGACACCATGAATTGCCAGTAGGTGGGATTTATTTATATGATACAAGTATGTCTTTGATCATTTAGTTGGGATACAAAAAATGGTGACACTTTTTGGTGCCACCATCTCATATAAGTCATTGATTATTAAGCAAGTACAGTCTTGCCTGCAATGGTAAAGTTTTCAAACTCATCTCCATATTTTGTACACAGCAGATCAAAACCCTTTTCCCAGTCGTGGTTCTCAAGCAATTCATCCAGGGTAAGGCCCCAGGCGCCTGCAAATTTCTCGAACGTTGGAATCCAGATGGATTTATAAGTCTCAGGCTCTTGCTTCTCTTGCTCCTTTCTATTGGTATTGATGTAGAACATCTTTGACCAATAAGACTTCTTCAGTCCACGAGCACCAAACATAACGTTCTGGATAATATCCAATGCATAAGAAGCCAGCTGTTCAGAATTAGCCTCTACCATGGCCTTGGCCCAGTTTTCAAACTCTTTTCCTGTTGGGAGAGAATTAGCATGAGCAGAAACAATCAATTGGGCAAATGGCAAGGCCACCTTCTGCAAGTCCTGTGGTTTGATCTTAGGCATTACACCCCTCTTCCAAACGCCCTCTACTGCAGCATCAAAGTTGCCAATGCGAGATACAGTCTCAAGGAAAGCAAGGAATCCATCTACTACAGTAGCAGGGATAACGCCATTCAGGGCACGACCAATAATGCGGCGAGGAATATCAAAGATTGAGAATCCCTCCAATGATCCTGTATCAGCATAGCGTGCAAGTTTACGCATAGCATTAGTCCAAGAACGAGGAGTACACATTACTGAAGCAGGATTATCATTCTCACCTGACTCATTAGGATCCCAATAGAAATATTTTCCACCTGACATATTCTCTGATTCTGGCATAGCCAACCAGGAGAGAAGCAATGGTGAGATATAATTCTGAGTCTTAGCCCATTCAGACCAACTCTTTGCTGTTGGCTCATAATAAAGAACATTGAAGCGGTTCAACAAGGCATTACCTAATGATGTCTGACCTGATAACTCATCCTCTGGTCGGTTAGAAGCAGCAATGATAACCCAACCTGAACCAACCTTATATCCATTGAAAATCTTTTCGTTGATAAGTGGAAGGACTACGTTAAGAACCTGTGGAGTGGCACGAGAGAGCTCATCAATGAATAAGAGACCCTTACCACATGCAGCATCAGCCTGAGCATCTTTCTCCTTGTCACCAGTTGGCTTATATACAGGCAACCAAGTCTTTGGTACATCATCTGCCTTCTCCTGACCATCTACGGTTACATATTTAGGAAGAGTAAAGTTGTCAGGGGTCTCATTGGAAAGGGTTTTACAAATCAGCTCAGCGTCCTTCATCTCAGGATAAGAATCCAAAACAGTGCGAAGAATAGCCGTTTTACCAATACCAGGGGCACCGAAGATAAGCAATGGAGCATCCTCAGGATGTTTCAAAGCCATTAAAATCTCATCCCTCAACTCATCGCTATCTACTACATTATAACGAGCCTCAGGATCATCAGTATGCATCTTTACCTCGTTAATAGGCTTAAAGCCCTGTAGGTAGTTAGCAATATACTCCCATGCATTGATATCATCAGACTCCTTTAACATAGAATCCCAGTATTTAATGGAATTACCTGAACCATAAAGCTTCTTGGCATCATCAGGCTTAGCGTTATTACCAGTTACCTTCTTCGTTTCGTTGGAGGCAACAATTACAGTTTTACTGCGATTCACCTCACCATCCCTATAGGCCTGAGAAACAGTACCTGGTGTAATGGATTGATAAATATCACCATTCTTGTCCATGGCGATCCAATAACAGGAGCCCTTGAGCTTTGTCCATACTCTACCAAATGCGGAAACTACTTTGTCATAGAGTCCCCTGAATTTAGCGAGGAGGTTAGAAGCAAGACTTTCATCTGTGCGACCGGTCAAAAAATCACTTAATGATTGAATGCCGGATAAATGTTCATTGATTTGTTTCATTTATTAAAAATTTGCATTGTATGCCTTAATAATAAAACGACAATGCAAGATACAATAAAAAAGGAGGACGAAAGTCCTCCTTTGCATTAGAGCGAAAAATAAGGTTTAGGCCTGAGTCTCCTGCCACCAGTCAGATACCATCTTAACTGATAAAGTAGCAGCCTCATCCTGCTCATAATCGAGCTCACCCAAGTTACCAAGGCCACCATTGAGCATAACATCCTTGAAGATGATATTCCAATAGATGTCACCTGCGCGGTTAGCTACTGAGATATTCAACCAATCTGCACAATACTCACGCTTCAAAGAACGAGCACCAGTATTAACATCATATCCCAGGGCTGCCCAGGCGCGGAAGAGCTTGTAGATGTAGTTGTCTGTATCATCGCGAAGGTTCAAGGTGAACTCCATCTCAATCTCAGCGTGGGTAGATTCCAACTTAGGAGAGATATAAGAACGATCAGTTCCCATGAACTTCTGCTGTTTAACACTTGGAGAGGAGCTGAGTACATCAAGACCGGAGATCTTGAGGAGGTGTTCAGTCAAAAGGAACTCATCCTTGCCAAACTTCTCACGCAATGCCTCAGGTACTGTAAACTTCACCTCAAAGATGTCTTTGTGGACTGGATCAAATTTATTCCGACCAGCGGCTGAGTTTTGAATATGTGGTAATGACATTACTAATATATATATTTTTTTGTTATTTCAATAATAATCTTTAATCTAAAAAGAACTTTCTTCAGGGATATGAAACAATAATATCTCTTCAATCTACTCCCTGAAAGAGAAGCTATATGGGATTATAATCGTCCAATAGTTTGTTCAGTGAATATCTTAAATTTCAAACCTCTGGCATTGCAAAAGGCCATGGCAGCTCTCCATTTATAATTATTCTTCACCCATTCATTCATCAACCACGAGTTTTCATTAGTGGGCTTAACAGTCTGATTCTTGGGCTTAATCTCCACTAACCATTTCTCTCCATTATCCATCTCTACATAAAAATCTGGATTATAAGTATGAGGTTTGTCCCCGATTTTATAAGGAATCTGCACCACTTCTGACCCCCACCGAACTACCTGTTTACTATTTTCACACCAAATAATAAACTTCTTCTCATAAGAACTCCGGTATATGATCGGATGATTAGGATCTATATATTTTTTACAAGACCGAGGATCAAGATACCCCTGAGAGTACCTTGATTGCTTCCTCGGTTTTAATTGTTTGATGTTCATTTTTTCTTAGGTTTAACCTTTGTTTGTGCCTTTGTTTGTGGTTGTGCCTTTGGATCAGGTTTAGCACTATTATCAGGTTTTGTTTCCTCTTCCTTTGGCTTATCATGGAATCCCTGGGCCATTTCCATAGCAGGTTCAAGGATGGCATAAACATCTGCATCACCAAAAGCCTCTATTAGTTCCGCGGATGGCATAACATCAGAGGCAGAAACATTCTTACCATCTGCTAATGTGATCTCCATAGCATGAGTCTTGGTAATCTCCTGTCCCAGGGCCTCATTATTCTCCTGTGGAGCTTCGTTCTCCTTTTTGATTTTCCCTCGCTCCTCAGCCTGCGCCTTCTTCGTCTGGGTATTGTCCTTGACTGGCTTATGGACCTTGGATGTTTTAACCTCAACTGTATCAGCATCTTTAATATCTACTGGTGTGGCTATGTTATTACTGGTTCCCTTATAGTTTTGAGCGGAGGCATACATATCCAGGATGGCATTAGACATAGACAGGGCAATGCGGTCATCACCTCGCATATACATCTGTTCAATCTTCCATTTATCCTTTGGTCGACCCCTATCAAATGACATAGTGACCTTTATATTAGTAGGGAAATCATCCAAACCTAAAGGACCCGATTGCTCCACTGTAGTATTAGTAAGAATCATATTTCCAACTGATACTATAGGGCGTTTGGGATTCCCAATGGTGATATGCCAAAAGCCAACAGGCACATCCTTAAATAAGGCAGGGTACATATATTTTTTTGGGCGACCCATGTTATTCAGCAATCCGCCAATTAACATACCTCCGACTACATTCAGAGCATTTTTAATAGCATTCAATAATCCTCCCTGGGAATCAATCATGCTCTTGGCCTTTGCTCCCACTCCCTTGAGGTCTGCCATAAAGGCATCCCAATAACTGGTGGCTGAGCCATGGGCTTTGAAGATGTTAAGGTTGCGGAACGTGGACATCTGCGGATATTGGGTAGGCCAATAACCACCACCCCAGAATCCTCCTTTGGTATAGGTGACAGAAAGGATACTGGATAGCAGATCCAACATAGCCTGGCGTGGATTGATGCCATTATAGGCCCTGAGCTCATACTCAAAAACAAGATCAAACTTCCAATCAAACTGCAAACCATCCTGGCCACGGCGATAGATAGAGGTTACATTATCAATCATCTCTGGATATAAATGGTTTTTATCCCTATATCTGGGGTCATTTGGAGATGGGTATTGCCCATTAGACACACCAAATAAACCAGTAAGCCAACCCATAGCAGGAACACCTGATCCCGAGTTAAAGGCCATGCGGGTCTGAGGGTTGAATGCAGCCTCTATGGCATTTAGAGGTCCTCCATCGCCACCTCCCAAATCAACAGGATCTTCCCATTGAGCCTTCTCTTCCTTGAAGGACATTTTATATGAGTATTTAAGAATGTTGGCCATTTCATTACCCGATACTCCCATCCAAGTACACATGGTGCCTATTGGAGTAGAGCCATTGTATTTATAATTCTTCTTGGAGCGCATGGAACCCATGCCCTGTGGCATAATACCATCACCAACTGCCCCGGCGAATCGCCTCACAGTTATAAGGTAGTTATTAGGAACTGTTCCAAGATACTTGCAGTACATAAAATCAGAATACTGGTATCCACAACGGCCAAAAACTCCTTTTTTAGAAGCCTCTATCAAATCCCTCACTGAGCAAGCCCCAAGCTCTCTCAGCTCTCTTCTGGTCTCCGGGCTATCCATAAGTGGTGCATTTTGATACTTTCTATATATGGTTGCCTTATGGACACGCTTCTGTACCTGCTCCCATTGTTTTGTTCTACCTGCCCTTCTCATGGCTTTGGCATCCCAGCCATCTACATCATTTCCACCATTGGCTCCAGTGAGAACTGCGGACTGCTTAGAGAAGATAGAACGAACACCAGGAGCACCAGCCATATCATTATTATCTGAGGTTCCTGCAGGAAGCTCTTCACCAGTGTTAGGATCCCAGGCCATTTGAACTACATCATTCATGGTAGGGAAGATACCCATGTTGAGATAGGTATTCAGAGATTTATAAGCATCGGAGGAGAACAGCTGGGATCGGTTATACCTATCCCTGGAAGTCATAGAATATCTCGCGATAGCTTCATTCTTGAATATTTTGTTGTTAAATGCCATTGTAATTTCTTTGTAGAAATAATCACATCTCCTCTAAACTTACATCAATTCCCTATGATATTATAGTGTGGGAGGGAAACATCCCGACCCCAAATAACTTCAAAATTACTTTACAACTATGTCAGATTTTATCGATGAGATGATGGGATTTAATCCCGCAAGTATGGATGCATTCCAGGACAAGGGTCCAAAGTCGGATCCAAACATTTACAAGACTAATCCAAAGAACTCCAAGACTGATGATGGTGAGTATCACTCAAAGATTCGCATTTTGCTGAATCCATTATCTCCTAAGGATTCAATCGTATCTCGCGCAGAGTATTGGTTGGAGTCTATGGAAGGCTCAAGAGGCGTTCCTTCCTCTCTATCCATTGGTGATAAGCAGTGCCCTATTTTCAAGGCTTGGAAGGTGGGCCACTTCAACGAGGAGAAGAAGGCTTTTTATGATTCAATCTTCAACAAGAATGAGTCAATGTGGGTGCTTGTTCAGATTCTTGAAGATGACAACCAGCCAGAGTTGGTAGGTCAGTTCAGAATGATGAAATTGGCAAAAGACATCTATGAGAAGCTCTCTGCAAAGATGAATCCATCCAGCGCCTCAGGTAAGACACCTTATCCTGTCATGGACTATGTTATAGGATTGGTTCTTGAAATGGATGTGAAGCCGGGACCCGATGATCCATCCCATCCTGAACGAAAACAGAGAGAGATCTCTTATTCAGTATGTGACTTTGGTGATTATGCTCCAATCATTAAAACTGATGGCACACCATTGTTTGATGAGGATGAACTGGAACTGATTGACAATTATGTCACTGCAGCCAATGATGCCCAGAATGGCAAGACTCAGAAGAAGAAGGACGAGGCAAGCAAGAAGCTCGCTGAGATCAAACCACAGATCCGTCCATTGTATGAAAAGGCCATCTCTTATGTTCGTGAGAATATGAAGAAGGTAGATGGTACTCCATTGGACCTCGTTAAGGAACGTGGCTTCCAGCCATGGGATGAGGCTACCACGGAGTTTGTTAACAAGTGGATTGAGATGGTTCATGCTGGTTTTAATCCAAAGAACTTCACCTACGAGATGTATCTGAAGCAGAAGGAAGCACCAACTCCGACCACTAATAC